TGATGCAGTAGAGTTGCCGCTCGGATCAACTGCGCCATGCTTCGGGGATGGAAAAGCCATAGGATTGACAGATGGCGTATTTCCAAAAGGTCTATATCAATCGGAAACCGGATACGGATATCTTGCAACCGATATTAACATGTATAACAAAGCGGTTGGAACACATAACTCGCATGATACGTATGGAGTATATCCGCATGCGGTTGGACTCGTACCAAAAACAGCCGACCCAGCCGTATCAGGCATTTACGCCGATCTGTCAACGGCAACAGCGGCGACAATTAACTCCCTGCGTGAAGCTTTCCAGCTTCAAAGAATGCTCGAGCGTGATGCGAGGTCTGGAAATCGATATGTCGAAACAATAAAAGCGCATTTCGGCGTAACGTCTCCGGACTTCAGACTTCAACGCTGTGAATATCTCGGCGGGAGTTCGCGTCCTATAAACATAAATCCCGTGCAACAAACTGCACCGAAACCGGCAACGGGAACGACAACGCCTCTGGGAACACTTGGGGCGTATGGTTTGCACAGTTCTCAATCCGGTTTCTCAAAATCATTTACAGAGCACGGGGTAGTAATCGGAATTATCAATTCTCGGGCCGATCTCACATATCAGCAAGGGATCAACAGAATGTGGAACCGGCAAACAAAGTATGATTTCTATTGGCCTGCTCTCGCACATCTTGGCGAACAGGAAGTATTGACCAAAGAAATCTACGCTACAATGACGGACGCTCCTGGCCGTGCACAGGATGAGGAAGTCTTCGGATATCAGGAAAGATACGCCGAATACAGGTATAAACCATCCGAAATTGTAGGGCAATTCCGATCTTCATTCTCAACGCCGCTCGATTCATGGCATCTATCCGAGGAATTCGGATCAAAACCGGAGCTTAACCAGACGTTCATTGAATCGACAACGGACATGGGAAGAGTCCTTGCAGT